AGGCATGAAAGGTCTGTTCAATCCTACAGACACTATCAGCAAGCAATTCAAGAACGGCATGATGGGCACTGGCGTGTTGGGCTTTGACGAGATCAACATGTCTCAGTCTATCAAGCAACACACAACTGGCTCTCGCGTTGCCACCGGCAACTCTGTGACCACCACTGTGACTTCTCAAGGTGCTTCTAGCATTGCTTTGACTATCGGCTCTGGCCTGACAGTTAAAGCCGGTGACGTGTTCACTGTTGCTGATTGCTTCGCTGTGAACCCACAGACCCGTGAATCCACTGGTTCGTTGTTCCAGTTCGTTGCTTTGGCTGACGCCACTGCCAGCGGCACTGCAATTGTTGTGAACGTTGCTCCTATCTACACTGCCGCCAATGCTTTGGCTACCGTTGACAGCTTCCCTGTCTCTGGTAAGGCTGTTGTGTTCGTAGGCGCTGCTTCTAGCCAGTACGCACAGAACTTGGTCTACCACAAGGACGCCATCACCTTCGCAACTGCTGACTTGCTGTTGCCACAAGGTGTTGACATGGCTGCTCGCGCAGTCCACAACGGTATCTCTTTGCGTGTCGTGCGTCAGTATGACATCAACAATGACCGTATGCCTTGCCGTATTGACGTTTTGTACGGCTTCAACACGATCCGCCCACAAATGGGCTGCCGTATCTGGGGCTAATTGATTGGGGCTTCGGCCCCTATCTCTGTTATTAACATTGAAAGGAAATTATCATGGCATTACCTAATGGCGCAGGCGGTTATCAAATTGGTGACGGCAACCTGACAGAAGCACAACTGACGGTTCAAACTATTCCTACAACCTTGACTGGCGACACCACGTTGACCGCTGATCAAGTGGTTGTTGGTTTGGTTGTTTGCAACAAAGGCAGCGATGCTACATTGACCGTGACTCTGCCCACAGCAGCGTTGCTCGATGCAGCCGTTCCTAGCGCAAAAGTTGGCTCTGCTTTTGAGTTGACTATCTGCAACAACAACAACACCGGCGCTTCGTCTACTGTTCCTGTCACCACAGGCACTGGTATCACGATCTTCGGTTCTGTGACTGTTCCACGTTTCGGCGCACACACATACCGTTTTGTGCGTACCGGTGACGCTGCCTACTCGGCCTTCTTGAAGTAAACAATGGGGGCTTCGGCCCTCATTTTTAAAGGAACAATTATGACCTCTAATACCAAACCAATTGGTGTTGCTTTTGAAGACCAAGACATCATTGGGTCTAACTTTGTACTGTCTGGTGGCGAGTTGGGCTACACCGCAGAAGCAAGCGGCACAGTGACTCAATTGACAGACAAGTCCACAGGGGTAACTCTGAACAAGTCTGCTGGTCAGATCACTACAAACAACGCTGCGTTGGCTAACGCCACAAACGTCACGTTCACTTTGACTAACAGCACAATCAGCGCAAAAGACGTTATTATTTTAAGCGTGTCTTCTGGCGCTACTGCTGGTGCTTACAATTGCTGGATTTCTAGCAAGGCTACTGGAAGTTGCACAATCACATTGCGTAACATTTCAGCCAGCCCGCTGTCTGAAGCTGTTGTGATTAACTTTGCAGTTATCCACGTTCTGTAAACCAAATGGGGGCTAATCACCCCCATTCTTAAATTATGATCATTTATCTTGAACATCCCGAACATGGCGCCAAAGTGGCGACTATGGATTTAGAAGCTGAGATGGATGAAAGAAATGGCTGGACTCGTTATAATCCAGACACGCCTTCTGAAACTGAAGAAGCGGCTCCCGTGAACGTGCTGGAAGTTAAACGCCGTAGAAAAACCACTGCAGAGGTTTAAAAATGACAACGTACACCGCTGGCCAACAAATCGAACGGGCGCTTAGACTTCTCGGTGTGCTTGCTGAAGGTGAAACGCCCTCTGCGGCTACGTCACAAGACGCCTTGATGGCGTTCAATCAAATGATTGATTCGTGGAACACAGAGCGTTTAGCCGTGTTTTGCACACAAGATCAAGTCTTTACATGGCCAGCAGGCTTAATTAGCCGCACCCTTGGCCCAACTGGTGACTTTGTTGGCCTTCGCCCCATTTTGCTTGATGACGCTACATACTTTAAAGCAAACAACGGCGTGTCTTATGGCATCAAAATGATTAACCAACAGCAGTACAACGGTATTGCTGTTAAGACCGTAACGTCCACCTACCCACAAGTGATGTGGGTCAACATGACGTTTCCTGATATTGAGATATATCTCTATCCAAGGCCAACGCAAGACTTGGAATTTCACTTTGTATCGGTTGAAGAGCTAAACCGCCCCGCCACGCTATCCACGGTGCTGTACTACCCACCAGGCTATCTGCGGGCGTTTACATACAACTTGGCCATGGAGTTTGCCCCTGAGTTTGGCGTTGAGCCAAGCCCACAAGTGCAGCGCATTGCGATGACTTCTAAGCGTGACCTCAAACGCATCAACAACCCTGATGATGTGATGGCACTGCCTTACGCATTGGTGGCCAACCGCCAGCGTTTCAACATCTATGCCGGTAACTACTAATGAAGACGCCGATTCTTGGCTCTACTTATGTAGCGCGTTCTGTCAATGCGGCAGACGCTCGGATGGTCAATCTGTTTCCAGAGATCGTCCCAGAGGCTGGTAAAGAGCCTGCATTCCTAAACCGCGCCCCTGGCCTCAAACTGCTTAACACCATTGGCAACGGCCCGATCCGTGGCTTGTGGGCGTTCTCGTCTAGCGACAGCACAGCCTTTGTTGTTTCTGGCACACAACTGTACAAGATCACCACATCGTATACCGCCACGCTAATTGGCACGGTGGCCGGCACTGGCCCCGTCAGTTTGGCTGACAACGGCACGCAGCTGTTCATTGCGGCCAATGGCCCCAGCTACATTTATAACAACACGACAAACGCCTTTGGCCAGATCACTGATCTGGACTTCCCAGGCGCTGTGACTGTCTGCTATCTGGACGGCTATTTTGTGTTCAACGAACCAAACAGCCAGAAGCTGTGGATTACTGCACTGCTAGACGGCACATCCATTGACCCGCTTGAGTTTGCCAGCACTGAAGGCTCGCCTGACGGCTTGGTGGCCGTGGCCGCCAACTTCCGCGAGGTCTGGGCGTTTGGCACTAACTCAATTGAAGTCTGGTATGACTCTGGCGCAACCGACTTCCCATTACAGCGCATCCAAGGCGCGTTTAACGAGTTGGGCTGTGCTGCCCCTTACTCTGTGGCCAAGATGGACAATGGCTTGTTCTGGCTTGGCCGTGACCGCCGTGGTGAGGGTATTGTCTACCGCGCCAACGGCTACACCGGCGTTCGCATTTCCACACACGCTGTTGAGTGGCAAATCCAACAATACGATGATATATCGGACGCTATTGCGTACACATATCAGCAAGACGGCCACAGCTTTTATGTACTGGTTTTCCCTAGTGCTAACACCACTTGGGTTTATGATGCAGCCACACAAGCCTGGCATGAGCGTGCAGGGTTTACTGACGGCAACTTTACACGCCACCGTGGCAACTGCCAGATGGCGTTTAACAACAAAATTGTTGTGGGCGACTTTGAGAACGGCAACATCTATGCGTTTGACTTGGATGACTATTCCGACAACGGTGGCATCCAAAAGTGGCTGCGTTCATGGCGCGCGCTACCGACTGGCCAGAACAATCTGCGCCGCACGGCCCAACACACACTGCAACTTGACTGCGAATCTGGCGTTGGCCTAAATCTTGGTCAGGGCAGTAATCCTCAAGTCATGCTCCGCTTCTCAGATGATGGTGGTCATACATGGTCTAACGAACATTGGAAGTCCATGGGCAAGATTGGCGAGTACTACAAGCGCGTGCTGTGGCGCAGGCTTGGCATGACAACTAAGTTGCGTGACCGTGTTTATGAAGTGTCTGGCACTGACCCTGTGAAGATTGCAATCATGGGCGCAGAACTTATTCTGAGTCCAACGAATGCCTAGCCCTAACGCTACGCCAACGCCGATCACGCCGCCACGGGTGCCGTTGATTGACCCTCGCACGGGTTTGATTGACCGCGCTTGGTACATGTTCTTTTTGTCGTTGCTAGATGCCGCCACGATTGTGGATGATGGTAATCTTGGCCCTGACTCCATATCTTTGATTGCGTCTTACGATGCGGCTTTGCTCTCGGTCAATCAGGAGTTGCAGACCCTACCGCCAGTGGTCACCTTACCAATTCCTGACGTATTAACTGACTGCTGCTCGGCCTTAGAGTCCCAAGTGGCCGAAATGCAAAAGCAGATCGAGGCGTTGCAAGTGCAACCGATTGTTGACACCGCAGCTATCACTGCCGCCATTAGCGCCGCATCATCAGCGCCTGTTACCAAGACCGCTGACTTTACGGTAGCTGACAATGAGACTTGGATTATTAACAACAAGTCAGGCTCGACATGTACGGTAACTTTGCCCACAGCAAGCGCATGGACTGGTAGGTATCTGACTTTTAAGAATTTGCAGGCTCAGACCTTGGTGTCTGCGTCTAGCAATGTTGTGTTAATTGACGGCACAGTCGCTGGCACAGCAATCCTCTTGGCAGTTGTAGGAAATTGGGCGACAATGGTGTCTGACGGCACTAATTGGGTCATCATGCAACAAGCCGCTAACAATTGCCTCTTATTGGAGTAAACCATGACAGTCACCGTCAAAGTCCTCGTACCGGCTAAATTTGCCGAAAACGCTCAAACAACCCAGTACACCGCGACTGGCGTTACGGCCATCATCGACAAATTCACCGCAACTAACATCAGCGCGTCTGCCGCTACGATCAGCGTCAACTTGGTCACATCCGCAGGCTCTGCCGGTAACACCAACTTGATCACCAAGACCAAGACCTTGCAGGCGTCTGAGGTCTATACGTTCCCTGAACTGGTTGGCCAAGTGCTTGGCGTGGGCGACTTTATCAGTACAATTGCAGGCACAGCCAGCGCAATCAACATTCGCGTTTCTGGGCGTGAGGTGACCTAATGCGTGTAACCTACGGCAAAGGTTTTGCACCAGCTTTGTCCATGACGGGCAAGGTTTTGGCGTTGCAGAATGAACTTTTAAAAATGCCGCAGGCCAACATTGTTACCGAGCATATTTTTAAGCCAGGTGTTTACGAGCGCAAGATTACGATTCCAGCTTGGACTGTTTTGACTGGCGCAGAACATAAGACGCCCTACCACGTCCGAGTCGAAAAGGGTACGATTGCAGTCAACACAGATGACGGCGTTAAAGTGTTTACTGGCCCATGCGACTTTCCCGCCAAGGCTGGAATGCAACGCGCAGGCCGTGTGTTTGAAGAAGAAGTGGTTTGGGTGGACGTGTACGACAACCCAGACGACTGCAATGATTTGGCAGTGCTAGAAGACCGTTTGTATGTCGTGCCTGCTTGTGGCCTTGCCGACAGCCGGACTGACGTACAAAGAGCGCAGATTGATTACGGCGCCTTTCTTTATCAGATCGGTATGACTCAGAATGAAATGGACACGATTGTCCATAACGAGTCTGATTTGATGGAGATGCCTGAAGGCGTAGCTGTGGAATTGCGCGATTCGCCGATCCACGGCAAGGGGTTGTTTGCAACCCGCAATTTTGAGGCAGGGGAAGTTGTTTGCCCAGGCCGAGTGGATGGTAAAAGAACCCCAGGCGGGCGCTTTATCAATCACTCATTTAACTGCAATATCAGACCCGAAAAAGTAGGGGATGACATTTATGCAATTGCTGCGCGTAAAATATGCGCTGGCGATGAATTACTGGTAGATTACAGAGCATCAATGCGAGTCAATTTTGGACTCACGTTACAAGGAGAATTGCCATGTCTGGATGGGTAGCAGGAGCCACGGTTGTTAGTAGTTTAGTAGGCGCACGCACAGCAAAAAAAGCTGGAGAAACGCAAGCAGCTGCGGCTGACCGCGCTTCTGAACTTCAAAAAGAACAGTTTGAACGGCAAGTAGAGCTACAAGCCCCGTTCCGTGAGGCAGGCGTCCGCGCGTTGCCAGAACTGGAAGCAGCCTCTAGATACACGCCGTTTGGCATGGGTCAGTTTCAGCAAGACCCAGGCTACGGATTTCGTTTGGCGGAAGGCCAAAAAGCTCTTGACCGCCAAGCCGCCGCCCGTGGCGGTTTAATATCTGGTGGCGCGTTAAAAGCCGCACAACGCTACGGCCAAGAAATGGGTAGCCAAGAATACACAAACGCTTTTAATCGTTACCAGATTGAACGCAACGCTAGACTTAACCCGTTGCAATCTTTGGCTGGTTTTGGTCAAACTTCTGTAAATCAACTAGGCCAAGCTGGTCAGAACTACGCATCCAATGTTGGCAATCTAATGACTGGCGGTGCAGCGGCTCAAGCAGCTGGTCAAGTAGGCGCTGCCAATGCAATTACTGGCGGTTTGGGTACTTACTTAAATTACTCTCAAAATAATGCTTTGCTTAACGCATTAAAAAATCGTGGCTCTACTTATAGTGGGCCATCAAATGCGGCCATTGAGCGACAAATTTACGGAGAAGATTAACTATGGCACTTAATCCAAACATTGCTCTTGGCGTTAGGCCACTTGAGGTTCCTAATCAGTTGGCGCAGTACGGTCAAATGCAACAAATCATGGCCGCACAAGACGCGCAACAACTTAACGCTCTTAAAATGCAAGAGGCGCAAGCGGGGCTAGAAGAACGCAACAAATTACGCGCGTTAAACCCCGCAGCGGCTGATTACGAGGCACAACTTTTTAAAGTTAACCCTCAGCTAGGCATCAGCTATCGCAAAGAAAGAGCCACTACTGAAGCGCAAGAAGCTGCCAAAACTAAATCTCTAGCCGAAGCGGCAGCGGCGAAACAAAAAATGATGGGTCAAGCATACCGCGACATTAGTGGTCGCCCTTCAGACGCTAATATCACCGCGCATTTGGAAGATGTTGCAGAGTCAACGTTGTATAGCGATGCTGAAAAAGCGTCCATTACAAAACGAGGGCTTGACCTTTTAGCAATGCCGTTTGCAGAGCGCCAGATGTTTTTGGCACAGCAAGGCGCTAGTGCAAGCGAATTGAAACCCTCAACGCAAACAGTCAACCGCGCCGGTGCTACGGACATTGTGCGGGTGCCTGCCTTTAGCGGCGCGCCCGCCACAGTTGGCACTTACGCAGATGTACCTTTGCCCGCTAACGTGCAAGCGCAAAAGATACAGATCGCCCGCGAAAGCCGCCCACCGCGCGCTGAACCAGCACCTCGCACGCAACAAGTAACGATGAGCGACGGCACGTTGGGTATTATGAACATGGATACCGGCGTGGTTACGCCTAGTACTATGGCTGGCGCTCCCGTTAAAGGTAAGCCGTCAGCGTTTGCAGAAAAGACTGCGGCGCAAAAAGTGCAAATGGGTAAAGACCTTAACTTTGCGATTACACAACTAAGTGACATCACAAAAGATGGTGGTTTGATTGACCAATCTACTGGTAGCGGTATAGGTCGAGGCGTTGACATCGGCGCAGGACTTTTTGGCCAAGCAACAAAAGGTGCAATCGCCATTGGAAAGATTGCGCCAGTTGCAGATTTAGTGCTAAAAATGGTTCCTCGATTTGAAGGCCCGCAATCAAATAAAGACACTCAATCTTACAAAGAAGCCGCTGGTCAATTAGCAGATCCTACATTGCCAACAGCAATCAGAAAAGAAGCAGGTAAAACTGTTCTTCGTTTGATGAAAGAACGTCAAGGTCAATTTGTAACATCTGACATGGCTGTTGAAGGCGTGGGCGGTGGCGGCGGTGGCGTTGTTGAATTTGGGAGTCTAAAATAATGGACGTCCGTTTACCCGATGGCACAATCATTAAGGGTGTGCCTGATAACATATCTAAGGCCGACCTTACGGCTAAATTAAAAGCTAACGGATATGACGTTTCTAAATTAGAAGCGCCTACTGTTGCGCCAAGCGAAATTCCAGCGCCGCGCAAAGAACGCGGCTTTTTTGGCACTATTGGCGCGCCAATTCAGGCCGCGTCTGAAGGTATTATCAGCGGTGGCGGCAATGTCATGTTCGGCGCCCAAAGATTACTTGGCATGGGTTTGGAAAAAGTTGGTGGTGCTGATGCTAGTTCCCTAGGTCGAGCAGGTCAATTTTTGCAAGAAGATGCCGCCCGCCGTCTAGCAGAATCACAAGGGCGTGTAGCGCCTTTCAAACAAGAGTTTCCAGTTTCTACTGGCGCGGGTGAGTTGGGCGCTGAGGTTGTTGGCACGCTTCCTGTTGGCGCCGTAATTGCCGCGCCTTTAAGAGCAATTCCAGCCGCCGCACCGTTATCACAAGCCATTCGCACTGGCGGGTTTTCCAAAGGCAACATAGCCACACGCGCAACAGGTGGTGCAACTTTAGGCGGCGCGTCTGCCGCAGTAATTAATCCTGAAGATGCGGCGCTTGGCGCAACTATTGGCGGTGCAGTACCGTTTGCTGGCCCAGCACTCGGTTACGTTGGCGGTAAAGTTGCAAACATGCGAACCATGCCGCAAAATCGTGCGGCTAGTTTGGCCCAACAAGCGGCTGGCGCTGATCTTAAAGAAGTAGTCAACGCATTGCGTAACGCGCCGCCCGGTGTTGGTGTTGCTCAAACGCTCGCACGGTTTGAGAACCCAGCACTTCAAGCCCTTGTAAGAGACTCTTTGGAGTCCACGCCTGAAGGCGCTCAATATTTGAGCAAGCTAGGAACTATGACGGAGAAGCAAGCTGTCAACGAGCTTGCAAAAATTGCAGGCGGCGTGTCTGCTGCTGAAACGCGGGCGACTGCTGAGTTGGCCAAAAACAACCTCAACGTCATTACTACGCCAATGCGTGAGGCGTCCCTTGGCCGCGTCAACCTTGGTAAGTTTGTCGCAGACGAAGCGGCGTCCAGAGAAGCAAATGACTTGGCTGTTTTAATGGGTTCTGGTTCTGAAATTGATCCTGCCCGTTTTATATTGCAAGCAACTGGCGCAGAGAAAGCCTTGCGCTCTGTTGGCATCAAACCATTAGAAGGCGCTCCGCTTGCCAATCAAATTGCCGCTATCTCAAAAAATCCATCTTTTGCTGGGAATGATTTGGTGGAAGGCTCGGTTCAACGTGTAGCAGAAGACATTGCTAGATGGACTTCTAGCAACGGCGTTATTGACGCCAATGCTTTAGAAGCCATTCGTAAAAATGCAGTCAACGCTGCAATTGCTAAATTGCGACCAGGCGCTGATGCTACCGCCCAACGCAATTTGGCGGCGGGAGTTATGTCAAACATCAAACCGCTGATTGACAAAGCAATTGAAGACGCAGGCGGCGCTGGCTGGCGCGAGTATCTGACGACGCACGCCAAAGGAATGCAAAAAATTGCGGAAAAGAAATTAACAGGCGAAGCCCTTGCTTTGTTTAAAAACAACAAAAATGAATTTGTACGTTTGGTGCAAAACGAATCGCCTGAAACTGTAGAAAAGTTCCTTGGCCCTGGCAATTACAACATTGCATTAGAACTAGCAGATAGCACAATGGATGTGTTGAGAAAACAAGCAACTGGTCATTTAGACCGCGTTGCGGCCAGCAAGCAAGCTACTGAAGGTCAAAAAGCATTAGCTACTTTGGTGTCTCAAAATACATCAATGCTTCGTTTTCCAAACCTTATAAACGCATGGGCTGCGGCAGGTAACAAGACAATCAGCGAGTTGGAAAAACGCATAGGAGTTAAGACAACAAAAACATTGTCGGACGCTATGCAAGACCCCCAAACTGCTGCAAACTTGTTGGAGTCAATACCCGCATCTGAACGAAATAAAATTATTCAGTTGCTTAACAATCCTTCTGTACTGGGGCTTAAAGGCGCTGCTGTTACTCGTGCGGCTGCAATGCCCGCCGCGCCCATAAATGCGCTTGCGCCTCAATCTGAAAACCAAAACGCATTGGCACGGTGATGGACACCCAAGTTTTATTTAACATCGCGGTTAGTCTGGCGGGGTTCTTAGGTGGCTGGGTGTTGAACAACATCTACCGTTCCTTGGAGCGCCTAGACATGGACGTTCGGGCGATGCCTTTGAACTACGTTGGCCGCGATGACTACCGTGCCGACATGCGCGACGTTAAAGACATGCTCGGCAAAATATTCGATAAACTAGATAGCAAGGTTGACAAATGAATGCGAGTACTGCTTTTTCTACTGCTGTTGCTGCTATCAAGGGCTACGGCCAAAGAGTCATGTCTCGTCTCCGACTTCTATGGTCTAAGCTGGCTCGGAAACCCAAGTGAGCGCCACCAGCGTTTGTCTGAGTGGCTAATCACCAACGGCGACGCATGTAGATCAGAGCAACTGGTAGGTATTTGGAATAACTTGGCGCTGTGGGCTGGCACAGCAGATAGTGCAGACTTAAGAGGCAAGGTGTTGTTCTATTACGCTAGAGCAATAGAGAGGGAAAAGAAATGATCACTCTAAACAAATGGTATCCGTTAGTTCAACCCACTCACACTGCTAGAGAATTGGCGTTTGACAAGGCAGTTGAGAAAGTTCAAGAAGATTACAGATATGCAATGGAATGTCTTAAACAAGTTAAAAAAACTGAAGATTTGGAACTGGAACTTTACGACAAAAGGGCTAGGCAGAACACCATTGAACTTGGATCCTTTGAAGACCGCAGACGATTCCAAATCTTTGTATGAGGGCAATATGGAAAACACAACAAGCACTAAAGAAAAACTGACGCTGTATGTGACCCTAATGGTCAGCACCACATTGTGCATTTCTGTTCTGTCAATGGTCTTTGCATTTATGTTGGGTTTGTGGGCCAAGGAAGTGGACAACGCTGAGATATTCAAGATGATTAGCCCCGCCTTTAGCACTCTGATTGGCGGCATGATTGGCTTTCTGAGTGGTATCAAACTAATGCAGAATGAGGATGACAAGAAATGATCGGACTAGACGCACTCCTGAACGTGGGCGGCAAGCTCATCGACAAGTTAATCCCTGACCCAGAGGCCAAAGCCAAAGCGCAGCTTGAGTTGCAAAAGATGGCGCAGGATGGTGAACTGGCCAAGATGGCCAACGAAACTGAACTGTACAAAACTGAGCAAAACAACCTCACACAGCGTATGCAAGCCGACATGGGGTCTGACTCTTGGCTGTCCAAAAATATACGCCCTATGACGCTTATATTCCTTTTGGCGGCCTATTCTGGCTTTGCTGTTGCTTCCATCTTTGAATACGAGACGCGCGGCGCCTATGTTGAGCTGCTTGGGCAGTGGGGCATGCTCGTTATGTCGTTCTATTTCGGTGGACGCACTATGGAAAAAATTGCAGACAGGATTAAAAAATGACACCGCACTTTACTTTAGAAGAACTAACGCACACAGACCACCGTGAGTTAGACAACACGCCAAATGAATCTGAAATCGCAAACATCCAAAGACTTGCTGAGTTCCTTGAGCAAGTCAAAGAGGTCTTGGGCGGCAAGCCCATCATGGTCAACTCAGCTTTCCGATCAAAGGCTGTCAATGACGCTGTGGGCAGTAAAGATACTTCTCAGCATCGTATCGGCTGCGCTGCTGACATTCGTGTACCCGCTATGACGCCAGACGAAGTGGTGCGCGCAGTCATTGCTTCGGGTTTACCCTATGACCAGATCATTCGTGAGTTTGACCGCTGGACGCATGTGAGCATACCCAACACGCCAGAGGCCAAACCACGCAAGCAAGCGCTGATCATTGATCGGACTGGGACTCGGGCATTTGCATAGTCAGCGTGCGGTACGCCTCAATCGCAGTCTTGAGGTCGCACTGTAAGTGCTGAATCATGTCGTCCTGTTCGCACAGTTTGGCGTAGGCTTCTTCGGCAAACTTGGCCAAGTTAGCCTGGCTCCATGTAGAAAAGTCTGGTCTGTTGGTCATGCTCTTTCCTTGATGTCGTAAAACCAATCGTCACCGGCAGACCACTTGCGTGTGCCGTCTACTGTCCACAGGCGCTGCGCCGCTTGGAAGTCAGGGAACTTCGTCTCGCTTGGAATTAGGCTTTGGTCATACCACAGGCATCGGTTGTTGGGCTGGCAGGCAAACTGGCCGTTGTCCAGCGCAATCCAATTAAACGACTTGTGTTCCTCGGCCTGCTCTGTGAACCCTGTATCTAAATCCATGCCCTCGGCGCAGAAGTCCACCGTGAACAAGTAGCGCCCGAAGTGCCACTCTTTGTCTTTGCCAAGGAACTTGACGCCTAGGTTGCGTAGGCCAATCTTTTCAATGACTGTGAAGCGGTAGCCCATGCAGTCCCACAGCTGTAGCGTGTCAATGGGCAGATCGCCAGCGTCTTTGTGCCAGACGTAGGCGTGGATCGGCAGCTTGTCGTACAGGGCGCCGTAGTTGGGCAACAGCGACTCGATGCGGAACACTTGGCCGCGCAGGGCTTTAAGGCTAACCCAGATGGCAGGCTCCAGTTTGTTGTGGCCTTTGTGATCGTTGTACAAGAACTCGCGCTTGACAAAGCATTTCATGGGCGGCAGTGATGCCACGATGTAACTCATGTGTTTTCCTTAGTCATTGATTTCTTTCTTTGAAGGTGCGTCTAATTCAAGGCGGTAATACTTAACGGGCATCTTGGCGTTCTTGTCTAGCTGTTTGCGTAGCCAGTCAATGCCGCCAAGTTCTTGGAAGATCATCATGTGACGATCCGTGAGCCTGATCTGGCGGCCTTTAAGGGGTTCGAGTGGTTTTGGGCGTGGCATTTCTTGTATATCTACCGATTGATTGTTTAACCCAGCAGGATTGGCAATGCCATTTGTGGCCAATGCTGATCCCGCCTTCGGGCGGCTTGTCTGTCTGGCACTTGGCGCAGAGTTTGAATTTGTGCATTATTTTTGAAGTGATATGGGCATGTAGATACACGCCTTGGACTTGCTGTTCTGCACAACAAGAGGGGCGGCTGGCGCGCGCCGTTTGCAGTTCATGCACTTGGCGCATGGCTGCACGGGCGCGCACTTAAGGTAGTTAAAAACCACTGGCTTTCTCTGGTGGGGGTGGTTGCATGTGTTCAGACGGTGGCGTCCAGCCGTACTCACGCCAGAGGGCTTGCACGTCTGAGCCGCGCTGATAATTAAACGTGCGGTCGTGCAGGCTCTTGCTTGGGTAAGTTATTTTAGTGCCTTGGGGTGGTGTCCAATTGATCATGGTTGTATTGCTCCTTTGAGTAGTTCTAGTCTCTCCCGCGCAACGCGCAGGGTGTTGTAGCGCTGGTGAAGGCGCTGAAGCATGGAGACGCGCTTGGCGCCTTCACGTTCTTCGTTGAGCAGTCTGAGGACTTCTTCCTCTGTCAGACTGCTTAATTTGTTATTCAGGCTGCGCCAGGTGTCGTTCAATTTTTCTCTCCAGTTCGTAGATTTCTTTTTTGCAGTTAGCGTAGGCGCGGGTGCTGGCGTTAAGGTTGCGCTCTCTGATACGCAGTTCAGCCTTGGCCGTTTTGAGCTTGGCCTTCCATAAGTCAAGTCTTTTCATTTTTCTCTTTCAGTTTGGCTTCGGTTTCGCGAACAACTTGCATGTAATTGCCAAGCCCCATCTGTATAATTTCTAGATGAGTTAGACCGACCCACTCACGCTTCTCAAAGTGATACGGCTGGCCAATCTCACGCAAGATTTGCTTGCCAAGGTTGCTGTGCTTCTCGACGTCGTTGAAGGCTTCGTCTTCCTCTTGTGTCCAATCAGTCATCGCGGTGCGTCCTCGTAGTTGTCAGGGTTAAACTTGGGCTGTTTAGTGCCCTTGTCCTTGGGGTTTGGGAATGGTGGGAATGGCCAGTTCATTTAAGTTCCTCCATAGCAATGTCAGATATGGCGCGCTTGTCATGCAAGGCCGCCCAGATTTTTTCGTCGACCGTTTTATTGGTCAGCATCACATAGCACCACACAGGGTGTTTTTGCCCGCTGCGGTGCAGACGGCCAATGGTCTGCTCGTATAGTTCCAGACTCCACGGCAGTGACAGAAACACCATGTGACAGCCGCCGTGTTGGAGGTTGAGGCCGTGGCCTGCTGACTTCGGATGGACGGCCAGTAGCCTGATCTTTCCAGCATTCCATCGCTCGATGGCGTCTGGGCTGTCAAGGGTTTGCAAACGTCCGAAGCGTCTTGTGAGTTCGGCAAGTTCTTCTTGGTAGTTGTACACAATGATGGTGTTGGCATGCTGGTTCTCGTCTAGTAATTCTTCAAGGCGTTCAAACTTGTGCAGACCGTACCAGATCGGGCGCTGGGTAGAGTTGAACTTGCCAGGCACATGCGACGGCGTGGTAACCGTGTCGTACACAAAGCCTGACGCCAGTTGTTGCAACTTGCCCGTGACAACAGCCGCGTTGACTGCCGTGATGCCGTCTAGCACGAAGTCCTTTTTCATTTTGTTGTAGGGCGTCAGATCCATGTCGCACTTGACTTCGACAGTATGCAAAGGCGGCAACTTGTCCTTATACTCACCTGCCTCCAAGACAAATGTGGCAGGCTTAATCACGTTCATAACCTTTTCAAGCGAGCCGACGCGAGGCGACCATTCGCCAAACTCTTTATTGATCAGCACAAAGTACTGCTGCATGAACGCGCCCTTAGACCGGCCAAGCAAAGACTGATCAACGATCTTGCACTGACCGAAGACATCCTCAAGGCCGTTACTGGTAAACGAGCCAGTCAAGCCCCAGCGTGTTGTCATGGGGTCAACGACTTTCAGGAACGCTTTGAAGCGTGTGCCGGACGGGTTCTTAAGGCGCGTCAGCTCGTCAAACACCACGCCGTCAAAATTTAATTTTTGTTCGGCCAGCCACTGCAAGTTGTCGTAGTTGGTCACAACCACTTGGGCGTTGGTCTTGAGGGCGTCTAGGCGCTGCTTAGGTGTGCCAACGCACAGAGCCATGCTCAGGCGGTCTGCCCACTTAGGGCGCTCGACTGGCCACACGTCGGTACAGACGCGCTTGGGTGCCAGCACCAGCCAGCGTTTGACGTGGCCATCGCGGATCATCTCCCACATGGCTGTCAGCGTGATGGCCGTCTTACCAGCACCGACTGGCGCCAAGATCATGGCGCGGTCATGCTCGTAGAGAAAGTCAGCGGCTGTCTCTTGATACGGACGCAATGAAAGCATCAACTTGTTCCTTAGTCCAAAGACATGCGTAGTTTTGACGCAACAGCATCATGTCGGTTTCAAATAATTTCTGGAGCGCAGACAGTCTGCCGCCTTTGGTTTTGACTTCCACAAACCATGTCTGCCCATCGGGTAAACACGCAATGCGATCTGCTACACCTTTGCGTCCAGGCGAAGTAAACTTCCAAGTCCTGCCGCCAATGCTTTGCACCGCCCAGTCAAAATAAATTTCAATTTCTTTTTCACGCATGCCGCAAAGTATACATGTAAAAAAGATTTGCACAACAATTATTTTTGTGCTACATTATAAGCTCATTAACTAAAGGACAGTAAAGTGCAACACTCAAACATCGTAGGCGGCTCAACAGCCAAGCGCGTCATCAACTGCCCAGGCAGTGTGGCGTTGGTGCAAAAGATGCCCCCGAAGCCCTCAAGCAAATACGCTGACGAAGGCACACTCCTACACAACGTCATGGCCGAACTCATAATGAGCGAGGAGCCGCCAGAATATTACATTGGCACACGCTATGAAGATCAAATTCTCACGTTTGAACTGGTGGAAGAAAAGATACTGCCAGCCTTGCGCGCCCTCGACGTCATCGACCCTGAGCATAAGATGGAGATTGAAGCAGAGACTAGAGTTGGTTTTGGTGATCTGCTGCCTGGCGTGTTTGGTTCTACTGATCTTATTGGCCGCCTTGGTAATCGCGCCGTCGTTCTGGATTGGAAATTCGGTGATGGTGTCATGGTCGAGGTGGAAGAAAACCCACAGTTGATGTTTTACGCTGCTGCGGCTATGCGTACACCTGAAGCGCAGTGGGCGTTTGAAGGTGTGACTGAGATTGAGATGGTCATTGTGCAGCCGCCTGAGATCCGCCGCTGGGTGACAACGCCTGAGCGCATCGCTAAGTTTGAACTTGAATTGGTGCAAGCAGTTAAGCAAGCAGAAAAGCCTGACGCAAAGCTGACAGTAGGTGACCATTGCCGTTGGTGCGCTGCCAAGCCAATCTGCCCCAAGATGACTGGCGCAGTAGACCGTGCCCTCAAAGTGCAATTAGATAATTTAGACGCGCCCAAGATCAGCGCCTATCTCAAGAACGCTGACATGCTAGAAGATTGGATCAGAGACCTACGCGCCCTTGCATTGCAGATGCTTGAGTCTGGCGCTAAGTTGCCCGAATACAAACTGGTGGCCAAGCGTGCCATCAGGTCATGGTCGGATGAGGAGAAAGCCAAAGTCGCTTTGTTCGCATACGGCCTTACAGAATCTGAAGTGATGGAGACTTCTGTCGTCTCCCCTGCGAAGGCCGAGAAGGCGTTGAAGAAACGCAAGATCGGCCTACCAGAAGACCTCGTGGTCGCCATCTCGTCAGGTAACACTTTGGCAAGCGTGGATGATCCACGACCCGAAGTGATGCTCTTGGGCAAACAGTTATCTGCTGCCCTTTCTAAAATCCAGTAAAGGAAAATCATGTCTAGTCTAGTAACCTTCTCTCAAGCAAACTTGCCTGCCGTTTCAACCTTGTCTAGCGCTTTGCGTTCGATCCAAGCCGAAGTCGGCCCCGCCGGTGTTGTCATCCTCAAGATGGACAAAACTGGTCACTGGGTCTTTGGTGCAGATCAAACCGAAGTCGAAGACGACGCTGTTTGGGCTGTCAATCCTTTCTCTTTTGTCCACGGCTTTATTGCTTGGGGCGATGGCGAAGTGTTGGGCGAGAAAATGACCAGTGTTAGCAATCCGTTGCCTGCTTTGGATGAGGCACCCCCTCAAGCCAAGAAGGGCTGGGAGAGCCAAGTTGGTATGTCTCTGAAGTGCATCAGCGGCGAAGACAAGGGAATGGAAGCACGCTTCACCACCACGTCAGTGGGCGGCAAGCGCGCAGTACAAACCTTGGCTGTAGCCTTGGCCGAGCAAGTCGAGAAAGATCAAAGCAAGCCAGTGCCAGTCGTGCGTCTGAAAAAAGACCACTACGCTCACAAGTCCTACGGCAAGATTTACACGCCAGTCTTTGAGATTGTCGAGTGGGTCAGCATGGAGGGCGAAGCGCCTGAAGTTAAACCAGAGCCAGAAGCAGCGCCTACACGCCGCCGCCGTAGCGCTTAACTTTCTGAAGCCCCGTGACAGGGGGCTTTGGAAAGGAGACGCCAATGCTTTGGTTAGATTTCGAGACACGCAGTACGTGTGACTTACGCTCTAAGGGCGTATACAACTACGCGCAAGATGCCAGCACCGATGTGCTGTGCATGTCGTATGCGTTTGATGATGAGGACGTGGTGACGTGGGTGCCGTCCCAGCCATTCCCCGAGCGCGTTCGCAACTACACCGGCCAGATCAGGGCGCATAACGCCGCGTTTGAGCGCTTGATCTTTTGGTACGTCTTACAAATAAATTTTAAGTTGGAGCAGTTTTATTGCACTGCAACACAAGCCCGCGCCAACTGTGCGCCTGGCAGTCTGGAGGACGTTGGCCGCTTTGCTGGCGCGTCTATGAAAAAAGATCACAGGGGCGCGCAATTAATTCGCTTGATGTGTGTGCCGCCATTCAAAGACTCGCCTGAACTTATGGCCGAGATGATCCAGTACTGTGAGCAAGACGTGCGCGCCATGCGTGCAATCAGTCAGGCCATGCGTGACTTGTCTGACGAAGAACTTACAGACTATCACGTCAACGAGCGCATCAATGATCGCGGCGTGTTGGTCGATGTGCCGCTGTGCCAAGCAGCCGTTAAGTTTGCCTCCGATGAACTCATTGAGATCGAACAGATCGTCAAGGAAGTCACCGGCGGCGCAATCACTAGCGTCAGGTCGCCACGCATGCGTGAGTGGGTGCTTGAGCGCGTGGGTGATGAAGCCAAGAAGTTGATGGAGAAGGATGGCAAGTACTCTATTGACAAAACTGTACGAGCCAACCTTTTACTCATGGAGAACCCCGATGAAGTCCCTGCCGATGTCCAAGAAGTTATCCAATGCGCCGACGACCTCTGGGCGTCATCTGTGGCAAAGTTCAACCGACTTAGCTGTCTGGCGGATGAGGAGGATCAGAGGGTACGAGGAGCGTTCGTATTTGCTGGCGGTTCAGCAACAGGCCGAGCATCATCCTACGGCGCCCAAGTTCACAACTTCACACGCAAGTGCGCTGACGAACCAGAAGACGTCAGGCAAGCCATGGTCAGAGGACACGCAATCGTCCCTCGGTATGGAAAGCGCGTTACCGATGTACTTAAGGGAATGCTTAGACCAGCGCTCATCCCTGCAACAGGCAAGCACTTTGTCGTGGCAGACTGGGCGGCCATCGAAGCGCGCGTCAACCCGTGGCTCTCAGGGCGAGGCGCCGATAAACTGGAACTATTCCGCACTGGGGAAGACGTTTATAAAGTCAATGCCGCCGCAACATTCAATGTTCGCGTGGCAGACGTCACCAAAGACCAACGACAGATCGGAAAGGTTCAAGAGCTTGCCTGCGGATTTGCTGGCGGCGTGGGCGCTTTTGCTGCTATGGGTCGGGCTTATGGGATCAGTCTTCCTGAGCCAGTTGCCAAACGCATGGTGGATGGCTGGCGGCGTGCTAATCCTTGGAGCGTACCTTATTGGGCGGCGCTTGAGGAGTCCTACACCCGTGCAATGAGAAACAAGGGGCGTGAATTTAAGGCTGGCCGTATAACATATTTGTTTGACGGCTTGCACTTATGGTATGCCCTACCCTCTGGCCGCATCTTGTGCTACCCCTATGCCAAATTGGAATCAGAGGGCGTCAGTTATGCCAAGGCGGCATGGAAGCCCGCGCAAGATGCAAAAGAATGGCCACGCGCGCGCCTTTGGAAAGGCTTGGCATGTGAAAATGTGACGCAGGCGGTCGCCAATGATCTACTTCGACATTCCCTTAGACAACTCGATGACGTTGTGCTTCATGTGCATGACGAAATCGTTGTCGAAACAGCCGACCCAGAAGCGGCAGAGAATTTAAAACGTGTGATGTGTACAGCGCCAGCATGGGCAGATGGCTTGCCCTTGGCCGCTGAAGTTGAAACTATGAAAAGGTATGGCAAATGAACTTTCTTGAATTTTTAATTTCTTTAGCACCAGAGGGTGAGACTGCGCTGATCGTGCGTCAAAAGCCCCAACTCAAAGACGGGCAGATGCAATTCCATGCGGATGGCGCGATCAAATGCACTTGGCCTGCAATGTTGCCTACCGCACAGATCAAAAAAGACTGGGCAATCTACGGCAACACCGCTTCGTTCATTATCGACCGCTTCAAGGATGGTCATGTTTCAGCGTCTGCCGCTAACTGCGAGTATGTGCTTGTCATGGTCTTGGACGATGTGGGCACCAAGGCAGACATCCCGCCACTTGAGCCGACATGGAAGATGGAGACGTCTGAGGGTTCGTTCCAATGGGGCTATGCCTTCTCTGAGCAACCTACCAAGGCCGACTTTGCAGCCGCCATTAAAGCCATTGCCGATGCGGGCTACACCGACAAGGGCGCGATCAATGCCGTGCGTAACTTTCGTCTGCCTGACTCGATCAATCTGAAGCCCGACCGCAACAACTTTGCATCTAAGTTGGTGGAGTTTCACCCTGAACGTGACTTTACACTTGAGCAAATTTGCAAAGCCCTCAATGTAACGCCCGCGCCTGCTGACTCTGTTGGTGTGCGTCCAATCCGTTTGTCAGACGATGGCGCAGACGATGTGATGGCGTGGCTGTCGGGTCAGGGTCTGCTCTTGTCTAAACCCAACGCTGAGGGCTGGGCTGGCGTGATCTGCCCCAACTCAGCCGAGCATACTGACGGCAATCCCGAAGGCCGCTACATGCCCGCCAATCGTGCGTATTGCTGTTTGCACAGCCACTGCCTTGAGATCGACTCTAGCGTGTTCCTTAAGTGGGTGTCTGAGAATGGTGGCCCTAAGCACGCCCCAGGTCTTCGTGATGAACTGCTGACGATGGCTATGGATGCCGCGCTATCAAAACTGACGCCCTCTGATATGTTCACCGATGACGCTAACAGCGTGATCGCTGAGGTTGAGCGCAAGGAGTTGGGACGCATCGAGAAGTCGCAGTGGTATGAGCGTTTCGCGTACATCCAAGACGATGAGTCTTACTTTGACATGCAAGACCGCCGTGAGATTAGCAGGTCAACTTTTAATGCCTTGTATCGTCACATCGCCTGCAAGTCCATCCACGGCAAGAACCCCAAGATCGAGGCGTCTATCTGCTTTGATGAGAACCGACAAAAGCATGGCGCGAAGGCACTTGTCGGCATCACCTATGCCGCAGGCGAGTCGGTCATTGTCGCCCGTGATGGCGACCTGTACGGCAATCGCTGGCGCGATGCCCGCCCTTCGTTCGGCTCTGGTGATGTAACACCTTGGCTTGAGCATTGCAGGACACTCGTACCTGACCCAGACGAGCTTGAACACATCTTCAATGTGATGGCGTTTAAGGTGCAACACCCCGAAGTCAAGATTAACCACGCTGTCCTGCATGGCGGTGACCAAGGCTCTGGCAAGGACACCATGTGGGCACCCTTCATCTGGGCAGTCTGTGGTGAACACCTTAAGAATCGTGGCCTCTTGGACAATGACACCATGTCGTCTCAGTTTGGTTACGCCCTTGAGTCTGAAATTTTGATTTTGAACGAGTTAAAAGAACCAGACGCGAAAGAAAGACGCGCACTTGCAAACAAACTCAAGCCAATCATTGCCGCCCCTCCTGAGATGCTGACAGTCAACCGCAAGGGTCTGCATCCTTATCAGATGGCTAATCGCGTGTTCGTGTTGGCGTTCTCAAATGACCCTGTGCCGATTAGTTTGGACTCGCAGGATCGTAGGTGGTTTTGCGTTTGGTCGCACGCCCCGCGCATGACGCCTGCGTCTGCTGAGAAGATGTGGAAGTGGTACAAGTCGGGCGGTTTTGCTGCGATTGGTGGTTGGCTTGCGTCCCGTGATGTGACGGCCTTCAATGCTGGCGCGGCTCCTATGATGACCGAGTTTAAGATGAACCTTGTCGAGCATGGCATGAGCATGGCGGAAAGCTACCTTGTCGAACTCATGCGCGGGCGTTTGGGCGAGTTTTCCAAGGGCGTGGTGGCATCCCCCTTCCATGCGCTGTGTGATCGCCTTGCAGGGGCGGCTCCTAGTGGCGTGAAGGTGCCACAGCCCGCCTTGTTGCACGCGCTCAAAGAAGCAGGATGGGTTGACATGGGTCGATTGAAGTCCCGTGAGTTTGACAATAAGAAACACATTTTCTGCGCGCCCGAGATGCGTGATGTAAGTAAGTCTGAATTGCGTAGACTTGTCGAGGATGTCCCTGCACCTTTATCTGTGAGGTTAGTAAAATGATTAGAGAAGAATTGAGTGACGAATATGGCGACCTGCTGTTTATGTCAGAGGCAGAGTTTGACGAGGCGATCATTGGCGTTGCCGAGCGCATCGGCATGGAGGCGGTCGTGGCATATGACATCGACAAGATCATTGAGATTCTGTCGCGTGACATGACCGAGGAGGAGGCCATTGAGTATTTCGACTTTAATATCATTGGCGCGTATGTTGGCGAGCGCACACCCATCTATATAAAAAAAGCCCCCAGTGATGGGGGCTTGTGAGGTGTGGCAACTGCTACAAGTCAAGGAGAATGGCGAGTAGCCCTGCCAGTATAAGCGCAATTAGTAGCACCATCGTGACATGGCCTCCAAAGCCCCTCTGTTGAGCAATCTACGCGCCTGTGGGCCTTCGTCATAGGCGCGTTTGTATTCGTATTCCTCGGCCTTGCCTAGTTCGTGCCGATAACCAAGGTCAACGTAATAATGCTCGGTGTAGGTGAGGGGTCTAAATGGTGCCAGTGCTTCGGCTATTACGGGGTGTGTCATGGCAGTAACTCCTGAGCGTTCTCAAAGGCTTGCCTTTCCTCGTCTGAGGGGTCGCCCTCCACATAGTGCCCAAATTGGTACACCATAGCTTGCAAGGCGTGCTCTAGGTCGCTGATGCGGGAGAACAACGTGGCGGTGCCTGTAAAGCCCTCAGCGTAAGCGATGCGCTCGGCATCTGCGGGGGGTAGTTTGGTTAGATCAATCATGTTATACATCCCAGTCTTCGGTTGTTAATTTGATGTTGCAGAAGTCCATGTGCGTCTTGTTCACATGGTCGCGTATGAGGCCGCAGATAGCATCTATCAGGTCGCGCTCAATTAGATCGTTAACTGTGAGCGTAGCGAATGGCTCGGCCTCGATGCCTTCGGGCGTGAAGGCATTGCCCCTGTGGAAGGTCACGCGTGTGCGGTCGTAGTGTGTCATTTAATCCCCTTGATATATTCGTTGGCCTCTGCCTCGGTTTCAAACCCTAGATAATCGCCATTGGCGTCTATGTACTCACCTGCGCGATCTTTGCCATAAATAGCCCACAAGTTGTCATCTACGCACTCGGCCTCCCAATACTGCGGTTTCATTAGGCCGCCATCCCTGTATATCTCATGCACTATTTTTAACACTTCGTCGTCGTCAATGTTAAGAATGTAAGAAATGTCGTTCGGGTGGTTGTCTTCCAACAAGTCGCTGATCTTGGCTTTTAGTTCTGTGGTCATAGCTTTTGAATCCTGTAGTCTGAGGGGTTGTAATCTTCTAAATAACCTTGCTTTACTGCGTAGGCCATAGCGCGCAAATGGTCTGCCAATTCGTCCTGCGCGGCTTCGTAGGTGTCAAACCTAACTGGCGTGTCGTCCAGTGAGTCCGACCATGTGTTCTCCCATCTGTCAGGGTGTGTTAGCGTTTGCACTTCGTAGGTCATGACTCCTCGACCTCCGTGTCTGTGTATTCGCCCTCTAGCGGCTCAGCGTCCTTTTGCAATAGGTCATAAGCTGCATTTTCGGCATCGTCCCTGTCCTCGGCCTCGACTGTGTAATGTCTGTAAGCCTCATATTTGAATGTGACTGTGTAGGTTTTCATTTTGTGGCCTCCCAGATGTCTTCAATGTGCCAGTCGTCTGGGTCACATACTGTGTCGTACACACTGCCGTCCAACTTCTTGGCGATCTCATAGGCTTCGTCTATGTTCTCGGCCTCAACCTCGGTTTCACACATGGCTGAATAAGATGCCCTTACGATGAATTTTTTCATTTTGTTCCCTTTGCGTAGTTGACGGCCTCAAGCCATAAAAGCCAAGCGTCCTCGATGTGACCCCAATAGACAATGGCGTCTCTGACGGCCTGTTGGTCTTTAAAGGTGCCCTCTTGCGTCTTGTCTTTGTTTGCAAAAAAGTACTTAACTTCTTCGTCAGGCGCGGTCGCCATGCACTTGCCATAGAAGTGCATAAAGGCTTTTTGTTGTGGTGTCATGCTGTGACCCTTTCAAAATGTTTCTTTGTGTCTTCGATAAATTGGGCTACTTGGTCGCAGGTGCAATCCTCGACCACCTCCCACACAGTGATGTCGTCAGCGCACCATGTGTTCTCAGGGTCGCGCAAAATGGCGATGATTTCGGCATAAGTGAGGCTGTCGGGAAAATCAGACAACCACTCATTAAGGGCAAATAATTCAGATGTTTTCATTTCAATAATTCCTATAGATGATGGTGCCGGTTGATGTTTTGCCTACATAGGCGCAGTTTTCCTCAAGTGTGGCGATAACTTCCGCAATGGCCTCGTCTTCGTCCATGCCTTCGACGTCGATGCCGTATTGGTCGCGGATGCTCTCAGGGCTGTCTTCGCTGTAATCACAGCACAGCGAGACAACATCCAGTTCGATCTCCTCGCCTGTGTCCATTTCGTAGGCTTCGAGATAGTCGAACAACAGCCCGAGGGCTTCATAAGAGAATTGGTCAGCGCGCCCACAGGCGCGGAATTCGTCACGGAAACTAGATGCAGTGTCAATGGTTTGATACATGATTAACTCCAAAGGATGTCGAAATAGGCGAGCGCGCCCACAGTTAATAGGATGCCGATGCACACGGCACAGGCGATGTCTAAAATTTGGTCTTTCATTCAAAGATCTCCTCGACTGATATGTTGGCATTGCGTAAGGCATCAATGACAGCTTTGGGCAACGCAAACGCGCCATCGTAGTCGGTCAGGTCAAGCCGCCCATCTTCGAGGCGTTCAAACCACAGGCCGCCACCCTCGGTGCCGTCTTTGTATTCCCAAGCCCCATACATGGCAGATTCGTCAATCTCGACATTGCCAAGCTCGGGGCTTTCGCCCCAAGGGTGTAATTTGATGTTGAATTTGTAGGACATGCTTAATTCTCCAAGTGTTCGCGCAACCACTGGCGGGCGGTGGTTAGCTTTTTAGTGTTGAAACGTGCGACTGTGTCGCCTTCTTTGTCGGTGACCACATAAACCCACTCAGCGCGGTCGAAGGTTAGCGTATAGCCTTTATATGTGCCGTTCTTGGCCTTAGCCGCCATCTGGATGGCTTGGTCTTGCAGTTTGTCGTAGATAGTTGAATGGGGGTTCATGCTTAGATTTCCTCGGGTGTTGCAAAGCGGTCGAAGATGTCGCGGAATGTGGACAACAGGCGGTCTTTGTTGCGACTGTCAGCCGCGAAATAAGCCTCAGCGATGGCGGCGGCGAAATGCCCGCCTTCCTTACGCATACGATGAGCCGCGCGGCAGTCAGCCGCCCAACGCATTTCTTGAAGGGTTTCGTAGATGTCATTCATGCTGTCTGCTCCTTTTGGTTAAGTGTTGCGAATTCGGTCAGGGTGACTAGGCGCACATTTTTGTCGTCAATGCGCCATCCCTTGGCGCGGGCGAATCGGATGGCTTGCATGAATGTGCAGGGCACAGTTACATCCCGCCATGTGCTGTTGTAGTCTTCAAACAGCACAATCAAATAGTCTTTTTTCCAAGCTGTGTTTTTCATGTCGTCTCCTTAACGATAGAAATAAAGGGCGGCGTTTTGTTCTGCATCTCGAGCAGTGGCGCCCCAATACTTACGGCCTGTAATGTAGCCAGTGACATACCAAAGTTTTGTTTCTGAGCATTGTGTTAGTTTCATGTCGTCTCCTTAATAGTCAAAACCAATATAAACAACAGTCGTGCCTTTCAACTGCAAGCCATTGCCCCAACAGTCGAGCATGTCGCGGCAGTCATACTTCTTGGCTTCTCGGTTGTATTCGGTGCGCTGATAAACCTTGTTTGCGTCAGGCTTGCGCTTGAAAAATTCGCCCTTTGGCAAGTCTTTAATGAGTGCTGTTTGCATGATGTTTCCTTTAGGTTAGGTTTTATCGACTGTTTTTGTGTCGATGAGAAATTATAGGTTATGTATATACACTACACAATACCTTTTTGAAAAAAGGTCAATTTGTGGACAATGTGGATAAATGTGTGGGCTACAAATTGACCACTGTATGACCCACGCGCGAACCTAGCAACGATGCGGTCTGCGAGGGTTTGTGGACAATGTGGACAATATATTTATATAAACTAAGAAAAAATAAACTACTGTATATATAGACAGTAGGGTAATCACCTACGCTCGTCCGCCACTAATTTAAAATCGACGTCCACATTGTCCACATTGTCCACAAATCCCCGCGCAGGGAATTCCCACGCAAAGAAAAAGCCGGAACAAAAGAAACGCATTTAAACGCGTTTTGAGCCGTTTTCTGCGTTTTGCAGGCTAACCCCTTAGCCAAAGTTGTCCACACTGCAAGTGCTACTTATCCACAGTTTCAAGTCTTATATAAGACTGAAACCTGTGCATAACTGATACCCCTCGGGGTTTGTTATCCACAGCCTGTGCATAACTTGTGGACAAGTTGGACAATGTAAAAACTGATTGTCCACATTGTCCACACTCCTACTGGTAGGGGTATCAACTAAAAACTAGTTGTCCACATTGTCCACATGACCCACAGGCAAAGACCCTGCAAACATTGTGGCCATGCGGCAAAAATTGCCGAGGGGGAGGGGGTAGGGCCGAGCGCAAAGGGCCAGCAAAAACGTAGCGTTCACGAACAATTTTTATTTTTAAATTTTTTGTTGTAAACTCACAACCACTCGCAAACGCGCAGGAGAACACATGTTCCATTCGATTCCATTTACACCGCGCAAGGTCGAAGCGACAGAGTCGCGCTTGAAGGCGATATATGATGCGGCCAAGCTGGGCCTCAAGGGAGATGCCTTAGCCTTAGCGGCGGGCATGCTGCCTATTGAATACAGACAACTCACGCAACTTGACCCTGTGGTGGAACTCGCCGCGCAGAAGGGCAAAGCGGATGGTGAGATAGAGTTGTCTCGCACACTACATACGGCGGCCCTCAACGGCGACGCCAAGGCAGCGTTAGAAATCCTCAAACATCAACACGGCTGGGTGGCCAAGCAGGCCATATCTGTCGAGGTCGATCAGCGCATCTCCATCACTGGCGCGCTGGCCGAAGCGCAAAAGCGTGCCCTCGAGGTACTGGATGTGGAAGACGCCCAAGTAATAGAACCATCGGTACAACATGCAATCGACCATATACAGCGCTGAAGACGAACAGGAACTCATGGCGCGACTGTGGGCGCCAGCAATCAAGGACAACCCTTTGGCGTTTGTAATGTTTGCATTTCCTTGGGGTCAGTCTGGCACACCGCTAGAACATTTCAAAGGCCCACGCAAATGGCAGCGTGAGGTGCTGACGCATATTGCCGACCACATCACCCAGAACAAAGGCCAGCTAGACTTCAACACCCTACGCCACGCTGTCTCATCTGGCCGTGGTATTGGCAAGTCAGCGTTAGTGTCATGGATCACGATCTGGATGCTCACGACCAGAATAGGCTCGACGACCATCATTTCGGCCAACAGTGAGTCACAGCTCAGAAGTGTCACATGGGCCGAGATTACCAAGTGGCTGGCGATGGCGCTTAACAGCCACTGGTTTGAGGTGTCGGCAACCAGGCTGATGCCCGCCAAGTGGCTCACGGAATTGGTCGAGCGTGATCTTAAGAAGGGCACACGCTACTGGGGCGTCGAGGGACGGCTGTGGTCAGCGGAGAATCCCGACGCTTACGCTGGTGTCCACAACTTTGACGGTGTGCTAGTCGTGTTTGACGAGGCGTCTGGTATTGACGACAGCATCTGGGCAGTGACAAGTGGATTCTTTACCGAGAACACACCCAACAGATTCTGGATGGCGTTCAGTAACCCACGGCGCAACACTGGGTACTTCTACGAAGCGTTCAACAGCAAACGGGAGTTCTGGACTACAAAAGTAGTTGACGCCAGAACAGTTGAAGGGACGGACAAGCAGGTTTACCAGCAGATTATTGACGAATACGGCGCTGACTCATCACAGGCGCACGTCGAGGTGTACGGTCAGTTTCCGTCCGAGGGCGACGATCAGTTCATATCGGCAAGTTTGGTAGATGAGGCGATGAAGCGGCCTAAATATCAAGACCAATCAGCCCCTATTGTGATTGGTGTTGACCCCGCCCGCTTTGGCGCGGATGCAACAGTTATTGCTGTCAGGCAGGGGCGGGACATTATTGCCATTCAGCGCCACAGGGGCGACGACACAATGACTGTCGTTGGCCATGTAATTGAGGCGATTGAGGAATACAAGCCTGCATTGGTCGTGATCGACGAAGGTGGGCTTGGGGCTGGTATTGTGGATCGCTTGAAAGAGCAAAGGTACAAAATCAAAGGTGTCAACTTTGGCAATAAATCATCAAATCCGGTCATGTATGGCAATAAAAGGGCCGAAATGTGGGGCAAAATGAAGGATTGGCTGAAAACTGCTTCAATCCCGCTTGACAGGTTTCTTAAAACTGATTTAATTTCGCCTATGATGAAGCCCGACTCCAAAGGGACTATCTTTTTGGAGTCGAAAAAGGACATGAAGGCACGCGGATTGGCCTCGCCTGACGCGGCTGACGCTATTTGCGTCACGTTTGCCTTCCCAGTAGCCCACCGTGAGGCGCGTGAATCCACGCAGCGCCGCACGTACAATGGCAGAGGCGTGGTTGCAACTTCTTGGATGGGATCGTAATGGCTAAAAAGAGTGTGTCTCTCAGCGTTGGTCGCGGTGAGAAGTTGCCGGTCAGCAAAGGTGCTGGTTTGACGGCCAAAGGACGCGAGAAGTACAATGCCGCAACGGGTTCTAACTTGAAGGCGCCAGCGCCTAACCCCAAGACCAAGGCAGATCAGGGGCGCAAGGATTCATTTTGTGCAAGAATGGGCGCAGTAGCGGCCAACGCCAAAGATGGCGAACGCGCTAAAGCAGCTCTTAAACGATGGAAGTGTTGATATGGCTACCAAACCCGGCTTATATGCCAATATCCATGCAAAACGTGAGCGCATAGCCGCTGGCAGCAAAGAGAAAATGCGCCAGCCAGGCGACAAGGGCGCGCCGACTGCCAAAGCGTTTAAAGAATCTGCCAAAACAGCGAAGAAGAAATAATCATGCCACTGGTTAAATCAAAATCACCCGAAGCCTTTCGCAAGAACGTCAAAGCTGAAGTCAAAGCTGGCAAGCCCGTCAAGCAGGCCGTGGCCATCGCGTATTCAGTCAAACGTGAAGCAGAAAAGAAGAAAAAATAATGGCTGATCCAACCGGAATGGTCGCGGCGGCTAATGTAGCCGCTGGCGGCAGACCACCAAAGTCTGACTCAGACATATTGACAACCGCCCGCGCGCGGTTGGACATGGCAGTCGCTGCACTAGCCGAGAGCCGTGAAGACGAAATTGACGATCTGCGCTTTTATGCCGGATCACCTGACAATCACTGGCAGTGGCCTGCTGACGTGTTGGCTACTCGCGGTGCGGTGCAGGGTCAGACGATCAACGCACGCCCGACACTGACAATCAACAAACTGCCGCAGCATGTTCGTCAAGTGACGAATGATATGCGTCAGAATCGCCCAGGCGCCAAGGTCATCCCCGTTGATGACAACGCTGACGTGGAAGTGGCTGAGATTTTCAATGGCATGATTCGCCACATTGAATACATCTCTGACGCTGACGTGGCATACGACACGGCTTGCGAGAATCAGGTGTCCTACGGCGAAGGTTACATCACCCTGATGACCGAATACTGTGACGAAAACACATTCGATCAAGACATCAAGATTGGCCGTATTCGCAACAGCTTCTCGGTCTACATGGATCCGCTGATTCAAGACCCAACTGGTGCAGACGCCAAGTATTGTTTCATTACCGAAGACCTGACCAAAGCAGAATATGAGCGCCAGTATCCAGATGCTGCGCCTATCTCTACATTGCAATCCCTTGGTGTAGGTGACCAGTCGATCAGCAACTGGCTCAATGAAGACACAGTGCGTATCGCCAGTTATTACTACATTGACTACGACAAAACCAAGCTGAATTTGTACCCTGGCAACCAGTCGGCCTTTGAAGGCACGCCTGAAGACAAGATGCTCAAGGACATGTTTGGCAAGCCAATCAAAAGCCGCATCTCTGAGCGCCCACGGGTGATGTACTGCAAGATCAACGGTTACGAAATTCTTGAACAAAAAGAGTGGGCTGGCAAATGGATCCCCGTGATCCGTGTGATCGGCAACGAGTTCGAGGTTGACGGCCGTATTTACATCTCTGGCCTTGTGCGAAACGCCAAAGATGCTCAGCGCATGTACAACTACTGGGTTAGCCAAGAAGCTGAGATGCTGGCTTTGGCGCCCAAAGCCCCGTTCATTGGCTACGGTGGCCAGTTTGAGGGCTATGAAGACAAGTGGAAGACAGCCAACACAAACAACTGGCCGTACCTTGAGGTTAATCCTGACGTTACAGACGGCCAAGGCGCGGTTCTGCCACTACCCCAGCGGGCACAGCCGCCAATGGCCTCCAGCGGGCTATTGCAGGCCAAGGCAGGCGCATCTGAGGACATCAAGTCCACAACTGGCCAATACAATGCCAGTTTGGGCATGGGTTCTAACGAACGCTCTGGTAAAGCCATTCTGGCTCGCCAGCGTGAGGGTGACGTAGGTACTTTCCATTATGGTGACAACCTAACCCGTGCCGTGCGCCATGTGGCTCGTCAGTTGGTGGACTTGATCCCCAAGATTTACGACACACAGCGTATTGCCCGCATCATTGGTGAAGACGGCGAGACTAAGATGGTCAAGATCAATCCTGATCAGCCTCAACCCGTCAACAAGATCGTCAATGAGCAGGGCATTGTGATTGAGAAAATCTACAATCCAGGCGTGGGCAAGTACGATGTGGTGGCCACAACTGGCCCAGGCTACGCAACCAAGCGCCAAGAGGCATTGGAAGCCATGGCTCAACTGCTTCAGGGTAATCCACAACTGTGGTCTGTGGCTGGCGACTTGTTTGTCAAGAACATGGACTGGCCTGGCGCACAAGAGATGGCCAAGCGCTTTGCCAAGACCATTGATCCCAAGTTCTTGGAAGATGGTGACGAAGACCCAGCATTGCAGGCAGCGCAGCAACAGATTCAGGCCATGGGCGCTGAAATGGAGCAGATGTACCAGATGATCCAGAATGTCGGCAAATCAATTGAGATGCAAGACTTGGAGCGCAAGGACTTTGAGGCTCAGATCAAGGCGTATGACGCCGAAACCAAGCGCATTGCCGCTGTGCAGGCCGGTATGACTGAAGAACAGATTCAAGACATTGCCATGGGTGTTGTCGCTGCGGCCATGGAATCGCAGAGCATGATGAACCAGATGCCTGAGATGCGTGAAGCGCCGATGGCCATGGAAGAACAACAAATGCCTCCCCCACAACAACAAATGGGAATGCCACAATGAAAGCCGCAGACTTTATCGGAATCTTATTCCTAGCTCGTGATGTCACTCACTCGGTGCATTTGAACACCCGCAGTTACAGCAAGCATGTGGCTTTGAATGCTTTTTATGATGGCATTATTGACCACGCTGACGCATTTGCTGAAGCCTACCAAGGCCGTCATGGCCTGATTGGCCCTATCACTCTGCATTCGGCCAAAAAGACGGCCAATGTGATTGAGTTTTTGCAAGATTCACTTGCCGAAATCGAAGCCGCAAGATACGATGTGTGTGATAAATCTGATTCATCCTTGCAGCAATTGATAGATAATATCGTTGAGCTGTATCTGACAACTTTGTATAAGCTCAAATTCTTGGCATAAGGAAACATGATGGAACTTCTCAACCCAATGAGCAAAGCGGATTTCCCCGCTTTTACCGCAACAGCTGGCGCAACTGCTGGCAACACAACCGCATGGAATGCAGGCCCACAAGGCGTTTTGGTTTGGAGCGAGGTGCCCTGCTATGTTGAAGTCGGTGTTGGTGCTGTTGCCACTAACGCTAGCACACCGATCCCTGCTTACACGCCAATTCCTTTTGTTCTGACACTCAGTTCAAACGGATCCCCTTGGCGCGTCAGTGTGCTGCGAATTGGTAGCACAGACGGCACTGCATACTGCAAACCGATCAATAAGCAATGAGCTTTGGTGTCGCCCTTCGCAATTCGGTGGCCATTGGCCTAGCCGGTATTGCCACGTTGTTTTCAGGCACACGCGACAGCGGTGCTTCAGTGGGCAACCTTCTCACCGAGTCTGGCGACAACCTTGTCCAAGAGGACGGTGGACAAATTCTTTTGGAGTGACCTAAATGGCCGTATTTCTCTCCCCAGTGGGCGGCGTTGCGGCCCAGTTTTTTACAAACACCGGCGCAGTACTGACTGGTGGTAAGCTGTACACCTACCTTGCTGGTACAACTACGCCTGCAGCCTCGTACACAACTAGCGCAGGCACTACCGCCCGTACTAATCCTGTTGTTTTAGATGCTGCTGGTCGAGTGCCTAGTAGCGGTGAAATTTGGATTTTGCCCGTTTCGTACAAATTTGTATTAACAGATTCAAATGATGTACTAATTGCAACTTATGACAATGTTTTTGGCTCTGGCGCGTTCGCGGTAACAAATTACACGGGAAATGGATCAACTGTTGCTTACGCCGTTTCAGGGAATGTGGTTGCTGTTTACATTAACGGTGTATATCAAAACAGAAATACGTATTCTGTTGCAAGCAGCACTTTGACATTTAGTCAAGCTCCTCCGTTTAATTCTTTAATTGAAATTCTGTACAACTGATAAGGAATCATCATGGCAGATAAAAAGATTTCCGCGCTAACCGCAGCATCTACCCCACTGGCAGGAACCGAGGTACTGCCAATTGTTCAATCTGGCGCAACTGTTAAAGTTGCTGTATCTGATTTAACTGCTGGCCGCGCAATTAGTGCGACTGCTGTAACTGCGTCAACAGGTAATTTTGTGGTTGGCACATCTGGTCAAGGCATTGATTTTTCTGCCACACCAGGCACAGGCACAAGCGAGTTGTTGGCTGACTATGAAGAAGGAACATGGACACCAACAATTTCAGGCTTGACTTTAGGTAATGCTAGTGGTGTTGCATTTGATTATGTAAAAGTTGGCGACATTGTTACGGTCACTTTGGGTTTTGTTTGGGGTTCAACAACATCATCATCTGGTACTTGGGAATTTAGTGTGCCGTTTGCCGCAAGTACAGGTGGTGGTGGTTCAGCATATTTGCTTGACATTAGTTCAGCCGAATACATGGTAAACGCTGGAATTGCCACGATTTCTTTTGGTGGCGTAAGAGTGGGAACTAATACTACTGGTTTTGTAAGTGGCACAACGCCATTTACTTGGGCTGTGAATGATCGTTTTAGTTGCGCTGTTACATACCGTTCTGCTTAAAACAAAAGGTTAAAAATGGCACTTACTAAAGTCACTTATTCGATGATTCAGGGCGCGGTAGTTAACGTGCTTGACTATGGTGCGACTGGCAACGGGTCAACTGATGACCGCACAGCAATTAACTTGGCTTTTGCGGCTTGTATTGCCAATGGCGGTGGGACAGTTTATTTCCCAAAAGGAACTTATTTTGTCACCGAATTTGTGGGCAACACAAACTATGCTGGCGTAACTCAAAACATATCCATTGCAGTTGAAGCTGAAGTTGGAACAGTGCTAAATTGCAACCCGTCTGTTTACGCAAATACAGCCTTGTTTTTAAGGTTTCAAAACCTTATTATGTGTACTGTTCGAAATTTAAAAGTGCAGTGCAACGACAAAACATCTGCTGCAATTTTTATTAGCGGAACAAACCAAGTCCAATCAGTCATTGTTGATAATTGTCAAACTCTTGATTGTTTTGGCGTAAATAATGCTGGCGCTACAACAAGCGTTTTTGGCATTGTGGTTTCATCAGCCCTTGGCTATGCTTGCTCAATCACCAACTGCCAAGCAATTAATGTACGTAGGGCCAAAACAACACTGTCGTGTCAAGCAATTGCTGTAACAGGGTTTATCAACACATGGATTGAAAACAATTCTGTGTTTAATGTGCGACATGATGGCACAGCGTTGCAAGATGCTGATGGTATTGTTGTGTTTAGCCACAACGATGGCACTGGTCGTTATTATCGACCCTCTACAGCAACTATCATCAACAACCGAATTATTGACTGCGAAGGTCGGTTTATAAAATTACAGACACATGGTAGTGCCTTGGTTGAAGGTAACACCATGACCATCGTAAACGCAATTACGTTAATTGTAGATTTTCAATTTGTTGACAGTCAAGTGGCACAGGCAACCATCATCAACAACAAAATTGACGCTGGTTCAACTTGGACAGGTGGTGCATCTAGCACTGTTTGTTCTTTCCAGTTGCCACTTGCAGCAAACGTTGAAAACTCTTATGAGACGTTTACACAAAAGTTTAGCAACAATGAAGTTTATTTGAAAAAATTATTTACATATGGTTTTACAGTCACACCATTTCAATCTGGATCAGATATTGTTGCAAACTTAGAAATTTCTAACAACACAATTTTGCGAGACGCTGATTTAATTTCAACTACAAATTACGCCATTAATAGGTTTTTGTACTTCAGCAGCATTGTTGCCGTGGGCAGCGTAACTGGTCGTGCCATTTGGAAAATTTTTGGCAATACAGTGTCGGCTGCTGAATTTATTTCTGTTGGCCCAACTCGTGCGGATTACACAGATAAATGGTGGCTGTATGTTTACAACAACATCAAATATGGGGCATTTAACTTTTTGATTCGCAATTCTGGCGCAAGCCCATATGACTTTCCGTACACATCAAACTCAATGATTCGGGACAACCAAATGGGAACTGATCCAAGCCAAATATCTGATCTGTTTGGTGCTCCGATCAACTCTGCAAAGTTGATCAATGGTTCAGACTTTTCCACTGGTGATGGTTCTGCTGGCACTATCTCGCCTGCACCTGCCAACTGGAATAATGGTCACTTTGGTCGCAATGGTGGCGTATTGTTTGCTGAAACAGTTTCTGGTGCAACAGCGTTTCGTTACATTTCCCGTGACAACGGTGCAAACTGGTATCAGGTCTAAGGAACAATTATGAAAATTCTTTACAAAGACGGTGTAAAAACTATTTGCCGTGATGATCATCCTGATGCCGAAGGTTACGAGCGCATTGACATCCCTGAAAACTACTCAATCGTTAAAATGGTTGAAGTTGACGGTATTGCAATTGAAGTCGTCAAAGACATAGACCAAATAAAAAGTGAGTTAGGTCTTTAAAGTTAGGCTAAATTGCCTGTGTTGAAACAAAGAAAGGAAATATCATGGCTCTTGAAAAAGTTATCTCTGTTGATCTGATTGAAGTTGTTGAAAACGGCTCACTTCAGGTTCGCACTAAGACCACTATCAAAGAAGATGGCGTTGAAATCAGTAACAAGTTACACCGCCACGTTGTTGTGCCTGGCGCCAACGTAAGCGGTGAAGATGCCAAAGTGCAAGCAATTGCCGCCGCTGTCCATACACCTGAAGTTATTGCTGCTTATCAAGCACTTGCACAAGTATCACAAATTCCAGCATAATGCTGAAAACAACCGTATCGGCGAGGTTCACCGAGGAATCTTAGGATTCAGAAAACATGACTGAAGAAGTCCAAGCCCTAGCGGAAGTAGACTCCGCGCCAACCACGGATGTGACGGCCACACCTGAAGTTGCTGAAAGTACGCCGGAAGTCGCTGAGAACCAAGTTGATCAGGCCACAGAGGAAAAGAAGTACTCCCAGGCTGAAATTGATGCGATGATCGGCAAACGCCTCGCAAGAGAGCAACGTAAGTGGGAAAGAGAGCAAGCAAATCGGTCTGCGGAATCGCAAATCGTGAAAGCTGCACCAACTGCGTCCGTTGACCAGTTTGAAAGCCCTGAAGCCTATGCGGAAGCAATGGCCTATCAGAAAGCTGAAGAACTATTGGCCAAACGTGAAGCAGCCAAGCAGCAATCAGCCGTTCTCGAAAGCTATCAAGAGCGTGAAGAAGCAGCGCGGGACAAGTACGATGACTTTGAACAAGTCGCTTACAACCCCAAGCTACCGATCACAAACGTGATGGCTGAAACGATCCAGTCTTCGGACATTGGGCCTGAGTTAGCGTACTACCTTGGCTCAAATCCAAAAGAAGCAGATCGCATCTCACGCATGACGCCACTCGGTCAGGCGAAAGAGATTGGGAAAATTGAAGCCAAATTGGCATCAGCGCCCCCAATCAAGAAAACAACATCTGCGCCCGCGCCGATTTCTCCTGTCACTGCACGCTCCGCTGGAGCAGCAACTTTGGACACTACAGACCCTCGCTCTATCAAGAGCATGACGGCCTCGCAGTGGATCGAAGCTGAACGTGCAAGGCAGATTAAGAAGCTACAAGCACAGAACCGCTAATTTTTTTAAAGGACTTTTGAAATGTCAAACAGTATTCTGACGATTGATATGATCACAAGAAAAGCTCTCGAAATTCTTGAGAACAACCTTGTGCTTACCCGTAACGTGAACCGCCAGTATGACGACAGCTTTGCTGTTGAAGGTGCTAAGATTGGTTCAACCCTCCGTATCCGTTTACCTGACCGCGCTCTGGTAACTGACGGCGCCGCCTTGCAAGTGCAAGACGACAACGAGCAGTTCACCACTTTGACCGTTGCCAGCCAAAAGCACATCGGTGTCAACTTCACATCTGCTGAATTGACCATGCAATTGG